CTGCTTTTGAAGAAGCAATTACTACATATGGAAATGAATTATATGCATATAGAGTAAGAGAAAATTTTTTATCTTTAAATGGTTCTTCTACTTTAATTGAATCTAATGGTCAAATAATAAAACCTAATATGGGTGGGGTAGTAAGAATTACCCAACAATATGGAGAAGAAGCAGGTGTTGGTGGAACAGTTACTTACCACACAGGTTCTTTAAATTTAACAGCCTCAGTTCAAGACTATGATATGAATGCTTGGGCAGAAGCTAATACAAATATTACACCAGGAGATAGAATAGAATTAAAAAGAATATTTTATGAAGCACAACCTGCAATAACAAGATATTTTGACCCTTATGCGGGAACAGGTACTGGTATGATAGATTTAATGGATTCATTTGGTTGGGGTAATTATTCACCAGCTATTAATTTTTTATTAATGCCTATAAATTATGATTTACAGGTATTGCAAGCAATAGAATTTAATGACCAAATAAGAAAATCAAATTATTCATTCGAGTTAGTAAATAACAGATTAAGAATATTCCCTATTCCATCAGCAGGTTCATTTGCAGCAAATGCAGGTAAATTATATTTTGAATATATTTTTGAATCAGATAGAAATAATCCTTATCAAAATGGTCTTAATAAAGTAACAGATGTATCAAACGTTCCATTTGAAAATCCTAATTATGATACTATAAATTCAATAGGTAGACAATGGATATTTGAATATACTTTAGCATTATGTAAAGAAATGTTAGGATATATAAGAGGAAAATATTCAACTATCCCAATACCAGATGCTGAAGTAACATTAAACCAATCAGATTTACTATCTTCGGCTAATGAAACAAAAACAGCATTAATAGAAAGATTAAGGGGATATTTTGATGAAACTTCTAGAGATAAATTATTAGAAAGAAGATCATTAGAAGGAGATTATTTAGAAAAGGAATTAAATAAGATTCCTTATACAATATACATAGCATAATATGGCTTTATACGGAGGTCAACGAGATATTAGTCTATTTAGACATGTGAATCGAGAATTAATAGGTGATATTATTTCTCAGGAAGTTGTATATTATAAATTAAAATTAGAAGAAACAAAATTTAATCTATATGGTGAAGCTGCAGAGTCTAAATATTATCAAAGAGGTGTTATACTTAGTTGTTTAACAGATAGATCACCACAAGAATATCCAGATGATGAATTAGGTGTAAGATACTACCAAAACATTGATTTCCGTTTTTTACGTGATGATTTATTAGCTAGAAACTTAGTCTTCAATGAAAACTTTGATCAAGGAGATTATTATGGAGCTGATTTAGTTCCTGAAGTAGGAGATATAATATTCTTTTATGGAGGTTATTATGAAGTAGATGATATAATATCAAACCAATATTTTGTAGGTAAAGATCCAGATTATGATTATGCTAAAAACCCAATAAATCCAGGATTAGCTAATTTTGGTAGTGACATTTCAGTTATATGTAAAACACACTATCAACCAGCAAATAAAGTACAATTAGAAAGGGCAGGAATAAATGGCTAAAAATTATAGAAAACCAGTACCAAAGTCTCAAAGAGAAATATCTGAAGGTTTACAAAAACCTTATGGAAAAATTACTGAAGGTAATCCAAATAAAGCTAATGTAAAAAATCAAACAATTCCTACTAATGAAGCTAATTTAGATTTTAACAGGTCTGATAATATGTCTTTTAAAGGAGACAAAGAAAAAATTCTTTCTATTGGTATAAAAGATTTAGATGAAGCTATAATGTATTATTTTAATAATGTAATTAAACCTACAGTAATACAAAATAATGAAAGAACACCAGTTCCAATAATATATGGTTCACCTGAAAGATGGAAATCAATACAAAAAGATGCATATTATAGAGATAAAAAGGGTGCCATAATGATGCCAATAATAATGTTTAAAAGAGATTCATTAGAAAAAAATAGAAATTTAGGAAGGAAATTAGATGCTAATGAACCTAATCTTTATACTTTTTTTCAAAAATCTTATAATGATAAAAATTTTTATAGTAATTTTAATATTTTAAATAATAGAATACCAACAAAACAACAAATAGCAAATGTTATTCCTGATTGGGTTAACTTAACTTATAGTTGTATTGCACAAACCTATTATGTAGAACAATTAAATAAAATAATAGAAGCCATAAACTACGCTTCTGATTCTTATTGGGGAAATCCTGATAGGTTCAAATTTCGAGCAAGAATAGACAGTTTTACTACCATTACCGAATTACAACAAAGTCAGGAAAGACTAGTAAGAGGTACATTTCAATTAAATTTATACGGGTATTTAGTACCTGAAGTTATACAAAAAGATCTTAATTCTATTAAGAAAGTTAATTCAAAATCAAAAATTATTTTCCAAATGGAAACTGATTCAATGCCCGAAAGATACGAACAAAGAGTCACAAAACTTCCAGATGGAAGAGATAGTGTAGGTAGAAGTGGAGAAGAGGTAAATTCTTAATAAAAAGAATTAACCAGTAAGTTATATTTTGATATTTATAATTAGTAAACTGATAAAATTATGCCTACATTTGCAAGATTTCTTGACCAAGTTCCTGTAAATCCTTATGAACCTGAAGGATCCTCAAAATCTATTAACACAGGTTCATTTATGGTTACTGGTTCTGCAGCCGGAAACGTTTTAACATTCACCAAAGGAGATGCTTCTACCTTTAATTTAACTGTAGCAGCTACTGCTAGTTCAGCTAATGCTGTAGTAACTGCCTCGGTTTCTGCTAGTACAATGACTTTTACTAAAGGTGATGCTAGCACATTTGATGTTGCTTTACCAACAAGTTCTGGAGGAGGAACAGATGTTATAGCTAATCCAACAGGAAGTGCTTCTATAGCACTCTCTTCATTAAGAGTTGGAAATGTAAATTATGAAATAAGTGGAAGTGGGGGAACTGATATAACATACAATTCAGATGTTTCCCAAGTAGTTCAAAATATAGTAGTACAAGATTTTGACAATGATGTTATTGTTAATTTTAATGCAGGAACTTTAACATTTATATTTGGTACACCTACTGCACCAACCCCAGCATTAAATAATACAGGAGATGCTTTTGCTACAGACAGATTTAATAAAGTATTTGATACATATGATGTTGTAGGATCATTTAATTTAGGAGCTTATACATTAATAAGTGCTTCATTATTAGAAACTACAGCAGGAAGTGAAGCTACATTACAGGGACCAGTAGGAACTGGAACTAGTTTATCAGTTTCACCTAACACTACAGGATCAAGATCTTATAGATTAAATATCACTTCAAGTAATCCATCAGATGGATCAATTGTTTCATCTTCTGTAGATCTTAATTTAACTGTTACCAAATTAGCAGCAGATGTTCCAACTGTATCAACTACAGCAACAGCTCAATTAGGTGTTGGTTCAAATCAAATAGAAGTAGGAGCTACAGGAACTATATCTTATACCTCATCTAGAGGTTCAAATGAAAGAAATTGGGTATTTGTTGATATGGATATGAATTATCCTCATTTCCCAGCAGGACCTGTACCATCAAATGTTAGTGGAAGTGTTAGCTTAGGCAGTTATGGAGAAGATCAACAATTCTCAATAAATGCAACAGCAGCCTATTCATCTTCGGGTACAAATGGAGATGATAACTCCCCAGCATTAAAACCAAGTAATTCTGCTTTAGCATCTAGAACCTCAGCTAATACAGTTTATACTAGAATTAGAAGTGTAAGAGTTGGAGCTTCAGCTCAAGTAGGATTTACAGATAGTGAATTATATGATTTAGCTTCTTGGGATACAACATTAGGAGGAACTATTGGACCTATATCAAAAGGAACTACGGATCCAAATGGTTACAATGCAGATATTACATGGACAGGAGACAAATATCAATATATAGTGTATGATTCTTCTAGAGCTGATTTAGCAAGTATTAAAGAAAGATCTACTTCATTTGATGTACTACCTACTACTTTTGGAGGAGCAGTATATGCAACTGTTGGAGGATATAAAATTTATAAATCAACAACACTACAAGCAGGATACGCAGGTACAACTGCAGAATATGTTTTAGCAACTTAAAAAATTAAATAAAATGCCAATAGTATTACCAGCGGGATTTCAAATAACTAATAATGAACCAGTAGATTCAAGGATGACAGTTGCCGATCAGGCAGCAAGATTATCTTTTAGTGCTGTAAATGTATTTAATGGTTTAATCGTATTTCAAAGAGACACAAATGAACTTTATGTATTAACAGATACAGGTTCTTACAACTTAAATTCTGGTTGGAAATTAATAGGAAGTGGATCAGGAAGTGTACCATCAGGAACAGTATCATCATCGGCACAAATAGTAGCAGGACTACCTTCTGGTACAATTTCAGGATCTTCACAATTGCCTTCAGGCATTGTTTCTAGCTCAGTACAAACAATATCTAATTTAGGAGGAACAGGAATTTTATCAGGATCAACATCAGTACCCTCAGGAACAGTATCATCATCAGCACAAATAGTAGCAGGTTTACCTTCAGGTACAGTTTCAGGTTCAGTTCAAGTATTAGGAGGAAGTGGTGTTTTGTCTGGTTCAATATCATCTCAATTACCTTCAGGGGTTGTTTCATCTTCTGTACAAACCATATCTAATTTAGGTGGAACAGGAATTTTATCAGGATCAACATCAGTACCTTCAGGAACAGTTTCAAGTTCAGCACAAACAATTGCTAACTTAGATGGTACAGGAATTTTATCAGGATCAACATCTGTACCATCAGGAACAGTATCATCATCGGCACAAATAGTAGCAGGTTTACCCTCAGGAACAGTTTCGGGTTCAGTTCAAGTTTTAGGTGGGACAGGAATTTTATCAGGATCTATTTCTTCACAATTACCTTCAGGAACAGTTTCAAGTTCAGCACAAACAATTGCTAACCTGCCTTCAGGTACAGTTTCAGGTTCAGTTCAAGTATTAGGAGGATCGGGAGTTCTATCAGGATCTATATCATCCCAGTTACCCTCAGGAGTTGTTTCAAGTTCAGTCCAAACTATAGCAAATTTACCTTCGGGCACAGTTTCAGGTTCAGTTCAAGTATTAGGAGGATCAGGAGTTTTATCAGGATCTATTTCTTCACAACTACCTTCGGGAGTTGTTTCTGGTTCAGTTCAAACAATTGCTAACTTGGGTGGAACAGGGATTTTATCAGGATCAACATCAGTACCTTCAGGAACAGTTTCAAGTTCAGCACAAACAATTGCTAATTTACCTTCAGGTACAGTTTCGGGTTCAGTTCAAGTTTTAGGTGGGACAGGAATTTTATCAGGATCTATATCATCCCAGTTACCTTCAGGGGTTGTTTCATCTTCTGTACAAACTATAGCAAATTTACCTTCAGGCACAGTTTCGGGTTCAGTTCAAGTATTAGGAGGAAGTGGTGTTTTATCAGGATCTATTTCTTCACAATTACCCTCAGGAGTTGTTTCAGGTTCGGCACAAACAATTGCTAACTTAGATGGAACAGGAATACTTTCGGGATCAACATCTGTACCCTCAGGAACAGTATCATCATCAGCACAAATAGCAGGATTAGGATATATAAATCAAACTGAAACAAGTTCAATGTCTGTAGCAAGTTCATCAGTTGCTGATGTTGCAATAATAGCTACTTATACATCTGAATGGACTTTAGGAGCAAATGGTTCTTCAGATTATACGTTTACAGGGCCAGGTTTAACTGGAGCTGAAAATGATCCAATAATATATTTAATTAGAGGCCAACAATATAAGTTTACTAATAATATGGGTGCTCACCCATTTAGAATACAATCTACCATTACAGGTTCAGCAGGTACTGCTTATAATGATGGTGTAACAAATAATAATGTTTCAAATGGAACCTTATTATGGAATGTACAATTTGATACTCCAGATGTTTTATACTATCAATGTACTTCACATCCAGCTATGGGTGGTAAAATTATTATTTTAAATACTGGTTCAGGAGCATCTATCCCATCAGGAACAGTATCATCATCTGCACAAATAATAGCAGGTTTACCTTCAGGTGTAATTTCAGGATCTTCACAGTTACCTACAGGAATTATTTCGGGATCTTCACAATTACCTTCAGGTATTGTTTCTAGCTCAGTTCAAACAATTGCTAATCTAGATGGTACAGGAATACTTTCAGGATCAACATCAGTACCCTCAGGAACAGTATCATCATCAGCACAAACAATTGCTAACTTAGATGGTACAGGAATTTTATCAGGATCAGTTTCAGTTCCATCAGGAACAGTTTCAAGTTCAGCTCAAACAATATCTAATTTAGGTGGAACAGGAATATTATCAGGATCTGTAACAAGTGCTTCATATTCTGTTACTTCATCTTTTATGGTATTTGATGGTAATAGAGCTATTTCAAATCAATATCAACCTACAGGGATATATGGTGAAAATTATGGAACTAATAATGTAGTAGATTTCTTAGAACAAGCATATTTTGCAAATACTCCTCCTGTAATTGATTCTTTAGTATTTGATGTAGATGAATATTCAGCTCAAAGTACTACAGTAGGTACTATAGCATATACAGATCCAGAAGGTGTAGTAACATTCCAAACTCAAAGTTCATACACAACTGATGATTTTAGAGTAGCTAGTAATGGTGTAATATCAGTTCAAACAACTTTATTAACAGAATCCTTAGAAAATGATAACTCACAGGGATATGATGCAGTATTATTCCCAGTTAGAGGTACTGATATAAATGGAGCTACAGTAGATAAAAATTTATATATTAGAATAGCAGGTAATACAGCACCTGTTTTTAGAGAAACTAGTATAGGAGGTAATGTATTATCCACAAACTTTACAGCTTCATTATCAGAAAGTTCAGCTGCAGGAGCTAAATCAAATGGCACCGTTTATTTCACAGATATAAATAGTGATACAATCACAATACAAACAGGATCCTTATCTACAGCATTTAATAATGCTTTTACTTTAACAATTAATGCTACTAATGTAGTTTTAACACAAACTACATCTTCACTAGATTATGATACAAACCCAAAATATGAGTTTGTTTTAACAGCAAGTGATGAACATTATCAAAGTGGACAAGACCCAACATCTATAACTTATTTACCTTATCAAATTAGAGTATTAGATAATGCTACCCCAACCATCAATGATCAACAATTTGATATTAATGAAAATGTTAATGTTAATAATGGTCAAGGTTTAGTAAGTGGTGAGTACAGAAATGTAGGACAACTTTCAGCAGATGGTAATGATGTAGGAGATGTAATTACTTATTCAAATTTTACACTACAATCTTTATCAATAGATGGTGTAAACGTTCCTATAGGAACATATACAGGTGGAGGTCAATCGGATCCAACAGAAGATGCTTTTGAAATAACATCAGCAGGATATATTACTAGAAAAAATGGTGTATTTGTTAATTCAGATTTAATAAATAAATATGTTTACCAAGTAACAGTTAGAGATCAATATGATCCAGGAACTGACACAGCATTAATTGATATAGACATAGATGATGATACAGCTCCTTCTATAAATAAAAATTGGAGTACAAGAGCTTATATAATAGAATCAGCAGAAACAAATGATTTTGCTTATACTAATACTAATGGATACACTGGAACAGTAGCTAGAAATACAAGTACATATAGTGTTCAAAATGAAACAGTAACATGGACTATTAATAGCCCTTCAAGCGTACTTGATTTTAATGGAACTCAACAAATATTTGCAGCTTCAGACATTAGTGGATCATATACAGACGGTGATCTTATTAATTTTAGTGTAACAGCTTCAAACACATTTGGAACAGAAAATAGACAATCTTATACTATAGAAGTATCAGAAAATCTTGCCCCAAGTGTAGCATTTAGTTTAGGAGCGGGTGGATTTACAGGTTCTCAATCCCCAGGAACAACAATAGGAACAATAAATGTTTCAGATTCACAAGGAGAAAATATTGAAAGTTTAACCTTATCAGGAACAGATGCAGGTAGCTTTACTCTAGGGCCTAATCCAGGTGCAGGTTCTTCAAGAACTTGGAATTTAAATGTAGGAGCTAGTTCATTACAAACTGGATCTTACAGTTTAAATGGTGTAGGTACTGATGCTTACGGAAAATCAACTACTCAACCAATATCAATTACTATAGCAGCACCAGCTGCAGCAGACACAGGATATGTTTATACTATGGACTTAAATGCTGATTTTGATTTTGCTTTTGGTATATCTTCTAGAAGTGGTGCAACACCTCCAGTTCCAACAGTAGCTACTACTTATGGACTTTTAGATAGTGTTGTAAACTCTGATACTTTAGGAGATGCTTCTATTAATTTTTCATATGGAGGTCCTTATCAATCAGTAAGAAGATTAGATGATACAGGAACTACACCTGACAATTTAATATCAGGAAGTAACCTTGGAGCAGGTACAAGTGGATTCCAAAGAGTAATAGTATTTATACCTAATGGTGGAAATATGACTGAATTACCTACAAGTTTTACAACAAGTGATCCAAATTCAGGTAACTCTACTTCAGGACAATTTGTAAATTTTGTTTCTGTAGAAAATTCATTCCAAAATTCAACTGGAGGGTTAGATAATGATATTAAAGAAACCCAAGTATTAAACTTAACATTAGGCACTGCAGTAAATGGGTATACAAACTGGTATATGATAGCAACAACAGATCGATTTAATTCAACTGATGGTAATATTTATATGAGAATGATACCTGCAAACGCAGCAAGTGGTTCTGTACCAACCTAATAACTAAATAAAAATTAAAAAATGGCAATATCAGTACCAGAGAATTTAGTCTTAGCCGCAAGTGCTACCGGTTCACTCCCCTTAGCGGATATTAAATATATTAAAGGAGCCTTTAAAATATTTGAGACTGCTGCAGAAATGCAGAATGCAATTGTAGAACAAGTTACAGATAATCAAATAGTTTGGTTAGAGGCTAGTTCTTCATTATATCAGGCTACTATAAATCCAGCTAACCCACCAATTTCATTTTTCCCCACAGTAACTTGGAATTCTTTTTCATTTCCAGGTGGTGGAGGAAGTGTAAATACTGGTTCATTAATGACAACTGCATCGGCAGCATTAAATGTCCTAACATTTACCAAAGGTAATGGAGATCAATTCTCAGTTACAATAGATACTGGTTCGGGAGGAAGTGGAACACCAGGTTCACCAGCTAACTCAGTACAATTTAATGATGCAGGTAGTTTTGGAGGAGATTCTAAATTTTTATTCAATAAAACTACAGGTTTAACTCAAATAAGTGGTAGTTTTCAAATTACTAGTTCAGTATCTGATGATGTCTTTATTATTAAGAGCGGAGATACTGACTTATTTAAGGTACAGAATAATGGAGTAGTTGTATTTGCTTCTCAATCTTCTTTACCAACAGCGGTAGAAGGAGGAATGGTATACTCTGCTTCAGCTTTTTATGTAGGAGTAGAATAGATAACGTATTTATAATTGATATTTAAATCGATTTAATAAAAAAATTAATTGTATCAAAGTGGTACAATTACTTTTAGAAAAACAAAAAACAATTATTAATAATTAAAATTTAACAATTATGGCAACATGGAAAAAAGTAGTTGTATCAGGTAGTTCGTTAGCTCAGTTAGATAACAGTACCACCAACTACATAACTTCGGCGGGTGCACCAGTACAAAGTGTATCAGGTCAAACAGGAACTGTAACAACGACTCAGATATTAGCTGGTTCGACTGTTCTTTCAGGTTCCTTCCCATCTGCACCTGTAACAAGTGTAGCAGGTCAAACGGGAGTAGTAACGCAAACCCAAATATTTGCAGGATCAGGAGCACTATCAGGCTCAGATTCAATGACTATTGCGGGTAGCACAGTAGCATTAGGTGGTTCAATTACAGCCGATACTATTGCAGGTCAAATCAGTAATGACACTATTACTAACGCTCAGTTAGCGAATGAAGGAATGACCATTGCAGGTAACTCAGTAAACTTAGGTGGATCAGTTTCACAAGCAAATATATTAGCTGGTTCGACTGTTCTTTCTGGATCATTCCCATCTGCACCAGTAACAAGTGTAGCAGGTCAGACAGGAGTAGTAACACAGACTCAAATATTAGCTGGTTCAACTGTTCTTTCAGGTTCTTTCCCTACAGCACCAGTAACAAGTGTAGCAGGTCAAACAGGAGTAGTAACACAGACTCAAATATTTGCAGGATCAGGAGCATATTCAGGATCTAATTCAATGACTATTGCAGGACAAACAGTAGCATTAGGAGGATCAATTACAGCGGATACTATCGCTGGCCAAATTAGCAACGATACTATTACCAATGCTCAATTAGCAAATGAAGGAATGACCATTGCAGGTAACTCAGTAAACTTAGGTGGTTCAGTTTCACAAGCAAATATATTAGCTGGTTCAACTGTTCTTTCAGGTTCTTTCCCTACAGCACCAGTAACAAGTGTGGCAGGTCAGACGGGAGTAGTAACACAGACTCAGATATTAGCTGGTTCAACTGTTCTTTCAGGTTCTTTCCCTACAGCACCAGTAACAAGTGTGGCAGGTCAGACAGGAGTAGTAACACAGACTCAGATATTAGCTGGTTCAACAGTATTATCAGGTTCGTTCCCAAGTGCATTCATTTCTTCTGTAACAGATACTTCAGGCCAAACTGGTATTGATTTTACAGTAAATGCAGGAGCATTATCAGCAGTAGCTGTTGGATTAGGAACTAGTGATGATGTTGAATTTTCAAACTTAACAGTTTCAGGTGATTTAAGTGTAGCAGGAACTGCTTCATTTAAAAACGCTACAAACTTAAACGTAGCGGATCAATACATCTCAATGAACTCAGGTTCAGCAGGAGCTGCTAATGATTCTGGTGGTATAGTAGTACTACAAGATGGTCCTAATGGTGAATTATTCGGTTGGGCAGATGCAGCTGCATCAGCAATTGGTGGTCAAAGATGGGGTATTAAAACCAACTTTAACCCAAGTTCAACTGGTAATTTTGATCCAGATGCTTATATGGCAGCTGTATTAAAAGGACAAGATAATGTTAATAGTGCCTCAGGCATTGCAGCTATTGATAGTACTTACAACAGAAAAGGTAATATTTATGTAGCAAGTAATTTGGAGGATATTTGGATTTATTCTTAATATTACATAATAACAATTAACCAAATAAGGGCTGTGTTGCATAAATGCAGCCCTTTTTTTAATAAAATTTTTAAATATGGGTTTTAAAGCAAAAAATATAAAATCACCTAATAAGGTATCATCATCAGTGAATTTAAAAAAAGTTAAAGTAGATTTGGATAAGCGAGAACTTAGTCTTATATTAAATGGAGTTAAAAATTCCAACTTCCAAGGTAAGGATGTTCAAGGAGTTTTTAATTTAGTATTAAAATTACAAAACGCATATTCAAAATTATAAAAAATGGAATTAAATATCAATGATTACAGAGTCCTAATAGGAGCTGTACAAAGTCTTAATATTAAAGGATCAGATGCTATTTATATGGCAAGTTTACTAAATAAACTACAAGATCAAGTTAGCAGATTAGAGATAGAATCTCAAGAAGGAAAAGATTTTGATTCTCCAAAATCAGAAACCACACCAGAATCTAAACCTAAACCTAAAAAATAATATTTATAGTCATGGAAAAAACAGTTTTAAATAAAGAAGAAATTACAGAATTAAAAGAAATTCAAGATCTTCAAAATGGTTTATTATATAGATTAGGTCAAATTGAGTACCAATTAAGAAATTTAAATAAAACTAAAGAACAAACATCTTTAGAATTATCATCCTCAGAACAAGAATCAGCTAAATTAGCGAAAAAATTAGAGGAAAAGTATGGGGTAGGAACAGTAAATATAGAAAGCGGCGAATTTATTAAAGCTTAATCAATTTTTACACCCTTCTCCAGTATTTATAAACAAAATAAACTTATTATAAAATGGCAGAAGTACTTTTATCCCCAGGTGTATTAGCAAGAGAAAATGACTCTTCACAAGTATCCTCACAACCAATAGAAGCTGGTTGTGCTATAGTGGGTCCTACCGTAAAAGGTCCAGTTAATATCCCAACAATAGTAACATCTTACTCAGATTACCAAAATAGATTTGGTACAGTTGTAGAAAGTGGTAGTAATGAATATACTTACTTTACTTCTGTATCTGCATACAATTATTTTCAACAAGGAGGAGATTCATTACTAGTAACTAGAGTAGTTAGTGGTTCTTATACTAGTGCTACTAGTTCTAAAATTGAAAACTCTGATACAGCGGTAGCAGGAGCAAAAGCAGCAGCATCATTTAATTATTTAGTTCCTGCTGTAAATTATGGATTAAATATAAATACTCCAACAACAAATCCAATGTTTATTTCTTCTTCTTTTAGTTACAATCTTCCAGGAGCTGACTTGTATTATTATACAGGTTCACAAGCTGGATTTGTAGGTAAAGTAAATGAAATAATTGGATCTTCAGGAACTAATGAAATTATTATAAATGAAGATGGTGGAGCAGCATTATCTATAACAGCTTCAGTTGCTGGAATCTTATTTAATGGTTCAACTGTTAAATCTGGTTCACAAAATGCTTTACTTCAAGGAAATGGTGTAACAATAGCTACTTTAGCTGGAGGAACAGCTTCAACCTTTAATTCAACTTTAGAATTAGAAACATTAGCTGTAGGAGCAATACAAAACAATACTTCAACAGAAGGTTCTAGAGGACAATTAGCTAGTGGTACTAAAGATAATGTTAGATGGGAAGTAATATCCCCAGATACATCCTCAGGTACATTTAGTCTTTTAATTAGACAAGGAGATGATATTACTAGCCAGAAAAAAGTACTAGAAACTTGGACTAACTTATCCTTAGATCCAAATGCTTCAAATTATGTATCAAGAGTAATAGGAGACCAAAAACAATCAGTAAAAACTGATGGTACTACTTATTATTTACAAATGGAAGGACTATATGCTAATGCTTCTAGATATGTAAGAGTAAAATCAGTAAATTCTAAAACATTAAATTATTTTGACAATGCTGGAGACCCAAAATCTCAATATACTAGCTCTATTCCTGTAGCTGGTTCAGGTTCGTTTGGAGCTGCTTTAGGTATTGATTTTAATAATATAAGTGCTAATTTTAACCAAAATATTAATGCTACTAACACTCAAGGTTTAATAGGAAGTAACTATACTACAGCATTAAATTTATTAGCAAATAAAGACGAATTCCAATATAATGTTCTTTCAATCCCTGGATTATATAGAGAAGATTATGCATCTCAAATTTCATCAATGGTTAATAATTGTCAATTTAGAGGTGATTCAATAGCAGTAATAGATGGTGTTGCTTATGACAAATCAATAACAGCGGCAAAAACACAAGCTGCAGGAGTTGATTCCTCATATGCTGCTATGTATTGGCCTTGGTTACAAACAATTGATCCTGATTTAGGAGATCAAGTTTGGGTACCAGCTTCAGCAATGATGCCAGGAGTATTTGCTTATAACGATTCAGTTTCAGAAGCATGGTTTGCACCTGCAGGATTAAATAGAGGTGGATTATCATCAGTAATAAGAGCTGAAAGAAAATTAACTAATGGTAATAGAGATGAACTATACCAAGCAAACATCAACCCAATAGCTACATTCCCAAACACAGGAGTAGTAGTATTTGGACAGAAAACATTACAGAAAAAAGCTAGTGCTTTAGATAGAGTAAATGTTAGAAGATTATTAATTGCTCTTAAAGGATTCATTTCTCAAATAGCAGATAATTTAGTATTTGAACAAAATACGATAGCTACAAGAAATAATTTCTTAGCACAGGTTAACCCATACTTAGAAAGCGTACAACAAAGACAAGGATTATATGCCTTTAAAGTAGTAATGGATGATAGTAATAACACACCAGATGTTATAGATAGAAATCAATTAATTGGGCAAATATATTTACAGCCAACCAAAACAGCTGAATTTATATACCTAGATTTCAATGTATTACCAACTGGAGCAGTATTTCCATCATAAAAGCTAAAAAAATTAATATTTATAATAAATTAACAGAACATGCCAGTAATAGATCCAAATGAAATATTTTTTACCGCTTTTGAGCCAAAACAAGCTAATAGGTTTATCCTATACATGGATGGCATACCAAGCTTTATAGTAAAAGGGGTAAGTGCAGTATCACTAACACAAGGTGAAGTAATATTAAACCACATAAACATTCAAAGAAAAGTAAAAGGTAAAACTACTTGGAATGATATCACAATGACATTATTCGACCCAATTACACCTTCAGGTGCTCAAGCAGTAATGGAGTGGGTAAGACTACATCACGAATCTGTAACAGGTAGAGATGGTTATTCTGATTTCTATAAGAAAGATCTAAGATTAGACGTATTAGGTCCAGTAGGTGATATAGTTTCTGAATGGATACTAAAAGGCGCTTTTGTTAAAGAAGCAACATTTGGAGATTACAACTGGGACACTGAAAACGAAGCAAAACAAATAGAAGTAACGTTAGCAGTAGATTATTGTGTATTAAATTTCTAATAAAGATTTAAATATTTTATTAAAGGGAGCTTGGCTATGTCAAGCTCCTTTTTTATATTGATATTTATAATAAATTAAAGTTATTAATAAATAAAAGATTATGGCCGAATTTAAGTTACCTACTGAAGAAGTAGAATTACCCTCAAAAGGATTATTATATCCTAAAGAAAACCCTCTATCATCTGGTAAAATAGAAATGAAATATATGACCGCAAAGGAAGAGGATATTTTAACTAATCAAAATTACATTCAAAAAGGT